GAGTAACGTGGGAATACTAGACGAATTAAGACCGCAGATTATCAAGGACAAGGTAGCAATCAAGACTCGTATCCAATTAGAGGATGCAATCATGGATGCATGGCATACAGAACAAGACCTGAAGAATTTTATTGAGGTGTTTGTAGATCATCCAGACATACGCATGGATGAGCAAGAGGTATGGAACTACATCGATAGCATCAAGACTGTGCATAACTTGCGTATGACTGTGCTTATGGACGCATTCAGTCAGGCACTACACTTGGATGGGTATGGTACCGCAGAGGACGTAGCCGAGTGTCAGCGTGGGTTACATGAGGCACAGGAGGAAGTAACTAAGGCACAGAAGAAGAAAGGTAAGAAAAAGAAATGAACATTCAGATTAAAATTCTAGATGAGAATCCCGATGGCTCAGCCAATGCTCAGGTTACCTATGACAGGGAGGCACTGGAGTATATGGTTGAGTATGCCATCGTAGGTATGCTCAAAGAGTATGCAGAAAAAACAAAGAAAGAAAAGAAAGATGCCATCAAAAAACCAAGAACAAAAAAAGTTTCTTAGTGGTTCCACCTCAGATCCTGACATGTCCTATGCAGACATTGGTAAGGAGATAGGTATCCACAGAAATAGCGTAGCTGATATAGAGGAGAGAGCACTACAGAAGTTACGCATGGGATTGGAGATGAGAGGTTATAAACTGGAGGACTTTTTTTAAATGACACAATTTCTAATAGACATAGTGATGTTCTTATCCATCATTGGCATAGCTGTACTAGTAGTGATACTAATAGACATGGCAATGGGACTGTTATCAAAATGAACTTACAAACAATCCACGAAAGAACTGCTAAGTGGGTAGGAGATAACTGGGAAGTATCTGATGTGCCTAGTTATTACTGGGAAGACAACACTACTAGGTCACCCGTATTTAGCACTCTAAGATTAGCATTGGATTGGATTATCAAACACGACATTGAAAGAGGGTAGAGAGATGTCTATTCTAATACGAGCATTCATCATGTGTGCATTTGTATTTGGTGTATGGGTAGGGTTTATTGCAGGGCGTATGGAGTGGGATCATGAAGGATGTGTAGATTCACAAGGCACATACACACGATACGAGGCATGGTTATCTGTACGTCATGGCGTGTACCGGTGCTTTTGGATTGAGAAAGATTACCCACACAGAGTGAAACTACAAGGTGTGATTGATGTCAAGTAATCACATCAAGTGGGCAGGTACTGTGCTATGTCTTGTAGGTATTGCACTCACAAGTTTTAATGTATACCCACTGAATGTGTTCTTGAGTCTGGTGGGTAGTGCACTGTGGACATGGGCAGGGTACCTGCAGAATGACCTGCCTTTGATTTTAGTAGAAGCTGTAGCTGTAACTTTATATTTAATAGGAGCCATTACATGGATGATGCAATGAAGTTGACTGAGTTACCCGAAGGGTTTGTACCTGTGAAGAAGGAGAGACCTAAGCTTGAGCGTAGGAAAGTAATCGTAGCACCCAAGGAAGAATACATACCCCTTACAGATGATGACATCGAGTCATGCCGTAAGGGACAAGACATCTTTGATTTTGCACGAGACATTGAGAATGCTATTAAGGAGAAGAACAAGCTATGAACGTACCATATAACAACGGCAAGATTAAGATTGGTTCAGCGTACTATCTGAATCCACTCAAGCCCAAGTACATTGAACAGGATGTAGACATGCTTGAGATACAGAGTTACCTGATCCATGACCCTAGGGTTTTGAATAAGCATTACTGGACTGTACGCATCTATACAGTCACCGTTCTATTTGTTTTAACTGTTGCACTGATGTCCACTTAACTATTGAAAGGAAATAAAATGAAAGTATCTTTTGAATTACCTGATGAGCAAACCGACCAGCTAGTTATCGCAGCTTTGAAAGATGTATACGAGTCCTGCGTTACTACCCTCATGCAGCAATCACGTCAGATGTTTGATCCGGTTGAAGATGTGATCCGTAGGCAGGCTGCGTTGTCTGAAGTCTTGTCGTACTACATGCTCGGACCTGACTACTCAAACTACATTCGCTTGTGGAATACCAAGTTAATGGAGAGTACATTCGAGAAGGAAACCGAGGAGGAAAAGGAGGCAGACTAATGGCTAAGAAGAAACTGGTAGCTGTGATTGACGAGTACTACCAATCCTTAGACTATCGGGTTCTCTCACCCACCACCCAAAGAGACTATCGGTATTGCATCCAGACATTCCTAGGTACACATGTACGTAGCAGGGATATATCAAAGATGTATATCGATTCACTTGATACTCCCAATGCCCAGACTGCATACAATAAATGGGCAGAAAGGGGTGTCCCATATGCTAATCATACCCATGCTGTGGTCAGTAAGCTGTACAACTATTCAATACAGCTAGGGTATGCTCAGATAAATCCGTTCAGCAAGGTATCTAAACGTAGGCACACACCACGCAAAGTGGTATGGACGAGGGAGGATATCAAGTTGTTCTTAGACACTGCCTATAGCCGTTTTAGATGGCGTAGCGTAGGTCTTATTGTGCAGATGGCATACGAGTGGTGCCAGAGGCTAGGGGATATGGCTAATCTGACATGGGATAACTACGATTTTGATAAGAGGGTGTTGTACCTGCAACAATCTAAGCGTAGGGCTAGGGTAGAACTACCAACCACTGATGAGTTACATGAAATGTTAGTACAGCAGAGGGCTGACGTAGACTTTCAGCAGTACATAGCACCTTACTGTGGGGACAATAAAATCTTGGCTAAGCCATACGACAGAAAAACATTGTCTACTTTGGGCAGAAGTGTCATACATGCAGCCGGACTACCTAAGGAGTATCAGATAATGGACATGCGTAGAACTGGCACAGTCGAGATGATTGATGCCGGTGTATCCATGCCCCAGATCATGGCAGTTACTGGTCATGCTAATCCCCAGTCAGTAAAACCCTACATGAAAAATACCTTGACAAGTGCAAAGAATGCTGCTAAGCTCCGCTTTAGTACGGCAGGTGATACAGTATAAGTGCTAACGAATAAGATAAGGAAATGTAAATGAAAGATGAGAAAGAGTTCTTTGATAAAGCTAAACATGTAGCTAAAGAATTAGATGCAGATACGTACCTATCACCCGATCAAGTAACAGTTACTTTAACAAGGGAACAATGGGCAGCAGTCAGCAAAGCAATTGATGTCGCTTGCTCTATGAAAGAAACAGACGAGTATAAGGTTTGTTCTTTGGAAGAGGCTGAGGCATTTGCTGCCAAGCGTATGAACGAATACGAATTCGCATACGAGTTAGCAGATGAATTAATGGCTGGCGGTGAATGGTCTTTAACAGCACAAGCTACGCTACGAAAACAAGCAGACAGAATAAGAGAGTTGGAAAACCAATTAGATAAATGTAGTCATCACGAGGCTATGGCACACCAAGGTGGTTATGAAGTTGGTTATGAGAGGGGCTATGCTGCAGGATTAAAAGCAAGGAGTAGCACATGAATATACCAGACAGATGGGTTGTCATCGAGGTTGTAGATGACAAGACAAAACTATACAGAGTATTTGCTTGCTGGTATGGTGGCTGGGCAGGTGCAGATTCATGGCAAATTAATAGTGGTATTGTAGGCGTTAATGCCCAGCAAAACTACTTTGATTTTGAAGGACACTCAGGCTCGGTATATCGGTGCCATAAAAATAACTATGGCTTAAATCGGTATGGTGGCTCAGTGTTAAATAATTTAATTAAAAAATGTAAAGAGGAAGGCATTGACGTACAGGTTATGTCAGAAGAAACTAAGTGGGAGGAACTAGTATGAGTAATAAACCTATGAAGAAGCACACAACATTCGTTAATCACTGGGAGTAAACATGACACATTATGAAATCAGCAGTAAATTAGACACCATCCAATACAAGTACCAGAACCTTTCGTACATCGTAGAGATGATGGCTGCAGACACGACAGACAATTGTATGAGTGGTGCACTCTGGTCTGTCTACGATATGATGCAACACTTGACTTCTGAACTTGAGATTGTATCGAGTGATGTAATGCAACATCATATTGATACGAGCGAGGCTAAAGCTAAAGCAAAGAAAAAGAAATGAGCATAGATGTAAGACGATACGTACAGGATCTAGAGTTATCTTTAGGTCAGCTGTATCGTGGTAACTGTCCAGTCTGTAAGCGATACAAAACATTCACGGCTGTCAATGACAATGGCAAGTTGATGTGGAATTGCTATGCCAACAGTTGTAACGTGTCTGGTATTACACGCACGCAATTAACTGCATCTGAATTACAGAAGATGATGCGTGAAGAAACGTATCATCAAGACTTGCCTGTCCAGTTTGATTTACCTGAATGGATTATCGTAGACTACGGCAAGCCATACCTTAGCACTCTGTGTGATAAGTATGAACTAGATCCACACTGGTTAGATTTAAGGTATGACATTCGTGAGGATCGAGTTGTATTTCCTATCCGGCATGAAGGTAAACTTGTAGATGCTACTGGTCGTGCGGGTCACCCTGATGTACAGCCTAAGTGGAGACGCTATGGTGAGGCACGGGTACCCTACATTGTAGGTGACTCAGACATAGCCATAGTTGTAGAAGATTGCATTAGTGCAGCCGTAGTTGATACGTTAGGTGGCACAGGCTTTGCCCTCTTAGGTACTGCACTCTTGGATGAACACAAAGATATGCTTTACAAGTACCCCACTGTTGTGGTAGCATTAGATCCTGACGCAATGAGTAAGACCCTGATGTTTACCCGTGAGTTAAGAGCCGGTGGTATTAATGCTAAAGCCTTAAACTTAGAAGATGACATCAAGTATCGAACTCCAGAAGACATAGATAAACTGAAGCAAATTATAGGAGAGTAAATGGAACTCACGCTGATTAGAAGTCTAATGAACAAGGACTTCTACGATGAGACAAGAGGAAACAGATGTCCTGAAAAGCTATTCACAAAAGATATACGCAAGATTAAATCCATCATTGACAGTGCGATGGAACAATACAAAAGAGATTTAACTGTCGATGAAGTTAAAGCATTATTCTTTGCAGCAAATCCCACACTAACTACAGCACAGAAACACTCATACGAATTGCAGTTTAATAAAATTCGTAATGAAGATGTCATGGGTTCTGATGTAGCTACAGAAGTACTAAGCAATATGTTCCGGCAGGTTGTTGGTGAGGAGATTGCTAACCTTGGATTCTCATACGTCAATGGTGATGAGACTACGATGGAACCACTGCGTAGCATATTAAACAATTATCAGGATGATTTCACACCATCGATTCGTATTGAGTACGTAGACAATAGCATTGACAATCTACTAGCTACATCTGCATCCAATACCAAGTGGAGATTCAATATCCAGTCACTGTTTCAGTCGGTCAATGGACTAGACAATGGCATGCTGTTTGTAATTGGTGCTCGTAGTAACGTAGGTAAGTCAAGCTTTCACAGTACGCTGTGTGCTGCACCACATGGGTGGGCTAGTCAGGGTGCAAAGATTTTAATCCTGTGTAATGAGGAGAAGCCTGAGCGTATAGCATCCCGTTACATGACTGCTGCTACAGGCATGACTATGGCACAGATTGTGGCAGATAAGAACACAGCACACCGTGCGTATGATCCTATCAAAGATAACTTAAAGTTTGTGGATGCAACAGGTAAGACAATGAAGTGGGCAGAGTCGGTAATCAAAAAGCACAAGCCAGACATTGTCGTAATGGACATCGGCAGTAAGTTTGCTGAGGATGGTGCTGCATCAAATAATCATGAGACACTCAAGGCTAATGCTATATACGCACGCAACATAGGTAAGCTATACGGGTGTCTCGTTGTATATTGCACACAGTTATCGGCTGAGGCTGAGGGCAAGATTGTATTGTCACAGGCTATGATTGAAGGTAGTAAGACAGGACTTGCAGGTGAATCAGATCTAATGATTTTAGTTGCACGTAATCCACCAATGAATGACCAGACAGAGGATGACGGTATGCGGTACCTCAACATTGTAAAGAACAAGATTAGTGGTGCACACAGAATTGTAAACTGCGAGTTCGATTATCAAACAGGAGTTTACAGTTCATGATATTAACGCTTGACGTAGAGAACACAGTATCAAATCGAGGGGGCAAGAAACACTTAGACCCGTTTGAAACCGGCAACACATTAGTAATGGTGGGGTGCAAGCCTTTGGATATGCCTTGTCAGATCTACACCTTTGACCACACAGAAGTGCAAGAGGATACCAAGGCAAATCATACTGCAGTACAGGCACTGTTAGACAAGACTACACTTTTAATTGGTCACAATATCAGCCACGATTTAGTGTGGTTGTGGGAGTCTGGGTTTAAGTACGATGGTCTAGTGTTTGATACGATGCTAGGGGACTACGTATTACAGCGTGGCATTAAGATGCCATTGGACTTAGGCAATGTAGCTATCAGACATAATTGTGATGTACTAAAACAAGACACAATCAAGGAGTACTTTAAACATGGTTACAGCACTCGTGATATTCCTCACTCTGAACTTAGCATGTATCTTGAGCATGACTTGGGTGCTACTGAGGGGGTATATAAATCTATTCAGGAAAGATTAAAGACACCTCAAGATCAGGGACTGGCTGATACTATTCAGATGTCTAACGAAGTGTGCATCGTGCTATCCCGTATTTATCAAACAGGCATACGAGTAAACCTTGATGCATTGCAGCAGGTACGTATTCAGTTTGAAACTGAGAAGGCAGAGACGGAGAAGAGACTACAAGAACATGTACGTATGTTAATGGGAGATACGCCCATCAATCTTAATAGTCCTGAGCAGTTATCGTGGATAGTGTACAGCCGTAAACCACGTAGTAAAGATGCATGGGCTACAGCCATTACACCTTACATGAATGACATTGATTTTAAAGAGGCTGTAAAGAGACACTTTGATATGGTGTACAAGACTCGTGCAGAGAAGTGCAAGAGTTGTGACGGCAAGGGATTCTTCTATAAGACCAAGAAGGATGGTGCTACATTTAAGAAAGCAACTAAGTGTGGTACATGTAACGGTGTAGGCTTTGAGTTTAAGCCTACTAAAGACATTGCCGGACTAAAGTTCACTGCACCTAATGCAAAGTGGGCTAGTGCCAATGGCTTTGGTACTGGTAAAGATAACCTTGAAACATTGGAACGTGTGGCTACATCCAAAGGTATGACAGATGCTGCTGAATTTTTAGGCAAGTTACGTAGACTATCAGCACTAGATAGTTACCTAAGTAATTTCGTGGATGGCATTGCTAACTTTGTCAAGCCGGATGGTATGTTACATGTACGATTGAATCAGCACATCACTTCGACTGGCAGGTTCAGTGGGTCTAATCCCAATATGCAGAACATGCCAAGGGGTAATACATTCCCAGTCAAGCGGGTGTTTGTATCTCGCTTTGATGGTGGCAAGATTATGGAGGCAGACTTTGCACAGCTAGAGTTTCGTGTAGCTGCATTCTTATCACAGGATCCCGTTGCTATGAAGGAAGTATCTGAGGGATTTGATGTGCACTCGTACACTGCCAAGGTTATCTCGGATGCAGGACAGCCTACCAGTAGGCAGGTAGCTAAGACACATACCTTTGCCCCACTCTATGGTGCTACAGGCTATGGTCGTACAGCTAGTGAGGCTGCATACTATACACACTTCATGGAGAAGTACAGTGGGGTAGCGAAGTGGCACAGTGTACTGGCTAAGCAAGCCTTAAATTATGGCTACATAAAGATACCTAGCAATCGGGAGTTTGCTTTCCCTGATGTCAAGCGTAAGCGGGATGGTACAGTGACACACTTCACAGCGATTAAGAACTACCCTGTGCAGTCCTTTGCTACGGCAGACATCGTGCCATTGGCACTGGTGGAAATCTACAATCGATTGAAACCGTACCAAAGTTGTGTAGTTAATTCGGTACACGATTCGATTGTGATTGACGTACACCCAGACGAGGTAGCAGAAGTCGTTAAGGTTATTGATTCTGTGCAGGAAGATCTGGTGGAATTAATCAATAACAAATGGTCAATAAATTTCAATGTACCCCTTGCACTTGAGGCTAAGATGGGGGATAATTGGTTAGAACAAAAGGAGGTTCATCAATGAAGCTCGAATATAAACATGACGGCAAACACTTTACGTTTAGCATTGACGGTGTTGTTGTCGAAAGGAGCAGTAACGTGCACCAGTTAGTTCAGAAGATTAAGAAGTATCGACTGAGCTACGATGCACAGGAATCAAGCAGAAGTAAATATCAAATATAGAAAGGTAAATATGTCAGATCTTACATTAGTAAACAACAGTAACTTTGCAGCTATGGCTCAGGCTATGGGCATGGGTGCAGATATTGCTGTACCAAAGAAGCAAAACAATCTAGCTCGTTTGAAGTTAGATCACAAAGGTATCATGGGTGAGACCACTGTCGGTGGCAAGAAGAAGAAGGTAGAAGTTGTAGCTGCAGGAAGCTATGTACTGGACCGTCCTAACCTTGAGCCAGTGTATGCAACCGATGTATCGATTCGTTTGTTCAATCAGCGATTCATGTACAAGCGTTACATCCAAGGCAATGGAGATACCAAAGGTAAGTATGTTAAGACTATCATGGCTAAGGATCTCAAGGATGACTTGCGTGATAATGCCGGAGGATTTAACTGTGGCAAACCAAGTGGTTGGATTGAAGACTATCAATCTTTACCTGCAGAAACTAAGACCCTATTGAAATCCATCAAGCGTGTACGTGTACTGTTTGGTGAGGTTACATTAAAGGGTGCAGTAAATGCAAAGGGTGAAGACTTAGGTACCCTTGAATCTGTCCCTTTCATTTGGGAAGTAGATAACAAGGATGCATTTAAAACATTGGGTGCCCCTATTGCACAGATGGCTAAGCAGAATCGTATCCTGCCACAGCACAGCATTACTCTAGGTGCAGAAGAGCAATCATTACCAACAGGTGCATCGTACTTCTTGCCTACATCAACACTTGAATTAAGTAGCACGATTGAACTTACCGATGCGGATCAGGCATTGTTTGCAGACTTCAATGCATGGATTGATAACTACAACGATTACATCGTTAAAGAGTTCAATGGCAATGCAAAGGCACAGCCTGACGCAGAGTTGGCTGAGATCGTTGAAGAGTTTGTTGACGTAGAGGTAGAGTAATGCACCATCCTGCCGAGTTAAAGATACACCAGTATCTCAGTAAAGTTAGGCACGGAGATAGCACACTGAGCGAGGAGGTTGTAGAACAAATCGTCAGTGATGTTCGTGCTGCTTTACTTCGGCAGTTTGTGGACAAGCGGGATAGCAATAACTTCTCATTGAGAATGTCAAACGTAGGGCGTGACTACTGTCAGCTTTGGTTTGATAAGAACAATCCAGATGATGCTGTCCCACACTCTACAAATTTCGTAATCAACATGATGATGGGTGACATAGCTGAGGCTGTGTTCAAGGGTCTGCTAACACAGGCAGGTGTGGCATATGCAAATGGTGACAAGGTGACGTTAGTTGCAGGTGACCATACGATACATGGCACACCAGACCTGATCACTGAGGGTGCAGTAGATGATGTGAAGTCTGCTAGTCCTTGGTCTTATGCCAACAAGTTTGTTGACTACCAAACACTACACGACAATGATTCCTTTGGATATGTAGGTCAGCTTGCTGGCTATGCAAAAGCAATGGGAGTTAAGGCAGGTGGTTGGTGGGTAATCAACAAGGCGAATGGTGAGTTCAAATATGTAGCTGCTGATTCAATTGATCTTGAAGCTGAAGTAGAAAAGATTAAGCAGAAGGCAGACAGGCTAGAGAAGAATGAGTTTGAACGATGCTATGAGGCAATACCTGAAACCTATCGCAAAAAAGAAACAGGCAATCTTGTACTTGGTAGGGAATGTGGTTGGTGTTCCTATCGATACAAATGCTGGGAAGGATTAGAAGAAAGACCATCACTGGTATCACGAGCAGAGAATCCACCGATGGTATCTTACATACACATTGCTAAGAAAGAAGTAGAGTAATGCGTAAGTTTAGCCAGAAGGCATACGATGCAGCTATGGCATATGGTTATCGCAGTGGGCTAGAGAAAACTGTTGAGGAAGATTTAAGGCATTTCAACGTAGATGCTAAGTATGAATCAATCAAAATCGAATGGGAAGATCTGTGCTATAGAAAGTATACCCCCGACTTCCTGTTACCCAATGGCATTATTATAGAGACTAAAGGATTGTTTACTGCAGCAGACAGGCGTAAGCATCTCTTAGTACAGAAGCAACATCCTGATTTAGATATACGGTTTGTATTTGAAAGTAGTAGGCGTAGACTTAGCAAAATATCTAAGACAACTTATGCTGCATGGTGTGAGAAATATGGATTCCTATATGCAGATAAGAAAGTACCACAGACTTGGACTAAAGAAAAAAATAAAAAAGTTATGCCATTAACATTTAACCCATACAAAGGAACAAAGCATGAGTAACCCCATTAAAAAAGATGACATCGTATTAATCATTAGACCTAACTTTGAGGGTGAAGATTGGAATGGCACAGTAGATTTAAATATGATGTGCATGCCGTCTGATAAATTGTCTGAGGATTCATATCGGGAACTACTACATCTTATGCAAGGAGTTGTTACGTGTTTCCATTTACTAAATCAAGATGAAGCGTTTGGTGCAGTAGTAGAAGAAGAGATGGGTGCAATGATTAAGTCGGGCGAATTAAAATTCAATGACATAAATGAGGATTCTAGTTTCAGTAATGTAATTGATCTAACACAGTGGACGCAGACACGGGGGAACGCATGACAAATCGGAGGTTAAATGATGTATCACCAGAAGAATGGAGCAGTGCTATTCGTGGGTACGAGAAGGCAGAGGAAGGCACAGAGTTTTATCAAAGCAAGTTATTCGGTGGATCACTTTGGGATGAGGCAGATAAGCAAACCACTAGTGATGAAGTCGAAGAACCTGAGCACTATAACTACGGCAAGTTTGAGACCATCGATGTAATCATTGACACACTCGGTGAGTACGAAGCAATCAGCTACTGTCATGGCAATGTACTCAAGTACACCATGAGAATGTGGCACAAGGGCAGACCCATCACAGATTGCAAGAAGGCACGGTGGTACCTAAACAAGATGATTGAATTGCTAGAAAAAACAGAGGGGATTAACTGGTGAGCATCATAGTCGAAGTACATTTTGAGGTAATCTTAGATCCTGAGAGTATGCCCAATACGTATTCCGACTCAGACTACCTAGAAGAAATCATTGACGAAGCTATTCACGATGCTATGTATGACATCGGGGCAGCCAAGGTTAGTTTTGTACGTATGGATATTGAAGGATTAGAATGAACTACCATGGAATAGAGATAGATACAGCAAGAGACAGCAGGCTATCCGAGCAGGCAATGCAGCTGCTTCAGGACTACTACCTACTAACAGAAGAACGAAGCCCACAGGAAGCCTTTGCAAGGGCTGCAGTAGCTTATTCTGCAGGGGATAGGGGTCTAGCCCAACGGGTCTACGATTACGCTTCTAAGGGCTGGTTTATGTACGCCAGTCCTGTCCTCAGTAATGCACCTAAACAGGGAGAGAAACCCAAAGCTTTACCTATCTCCTGTTTTCTTACCTACGTAGGGGATAACCTAGATGAATTGATTAACCACAATGCTGAGGTAGCTTGGCTGTCGGTTAAAGGTGGGGGTGTAGGGGGGCATTGGTCAGATGTCCGGTGTGTCAGTGATAAGGCACCGGGTCCTATCCCATTCCTTAAGGTAGTGGATAGTCAGATGACTGCATATAAGCAGGGCAAGACACGTAAGGGTAGCTACGCTGCCTACATGGATGTTAGTCACCCTGATATTGTAGAGTTTATTAACTTTAAGTTACCTACTGGCGGGGATATTAATCGCAAATGCTTTAACTTATTTAATGCAGTAAATGTCTCCGATGCATTTATGCAGGCTGTAGTAGATGGTACAGACTGGCACCTTACAGATCCGTCCAACGGTGACATACGGGAAACTACTCCTGCCCGTCAGCTATGGCAACGTATCTTAGAGGCACGGTTTCGTACTGGTAGTCCTTACATTAACTTTATTGATACAGCAAATAAAGGATTGCCACAAGAACAGAAGGACAGAGGTCTAAAGATTCATGGTAGTAACTTGTGCAACGAGATTCATTTAGCTACATCACAAGACCGTACAGCAGTGTGTTGTTTATCCAGTGTCAACTTAGAGAAGTATGATCAGTGGAAAGACACCACAATGATCCGTGATCTGATTCGATTTTTAGATAATGTATTACAAGTATTTATTGACAATGCGTCAGACGATATATCCAAGGCACGATTCAGTGCACAGCAAGAGCGTAGCTTAGGGCTAGGTGCTATGGGATTTCATGGTTACTTACAGAACAGAGGTGTGTCCTTTGAAAGTGTGTCAGCTAAACTGATCAATCGTAATATGTTTAAATACATTAAGGAGGAAGCAACACATGAGACCAAAGTACTTGCCCACGAGAGAGGGGCTGCACCCGATATGGTTAGGACTGGGGTTCGGAATGCTCATCTTATTGCAATTGCTCCTAATGCCAATAGTTCTATTATCTGTGGTTGCTCTCCAAGTATTGAGCCTGTTAAGTCGAATGCTTATGTACATCGTACAAGGGCTGGTTCGCATCTCGTCAAGAGTGACAGCTTGGCTAGAGTCTTAGACGAGCATTACGAAAATAAAGATGAGGTATGGGCATCAATCATTATGAATGAAGGTTCTGTACAGCACCTGCCGTTCTTAACTGATGATGAGAAGAGTATATTCAAGACAGCCTTTGAACTCGATCAAGGATGGGTTATTGAACATGCCTCGGATAGACAGCCTTTTATCTGTCAAGGGCAATCTGTTAATCTCTTCTTCCCTGCCGGTAGCAATAAGTCTTATGTCAATTCGATACACTTACGTGCATGGAAGGCAGGACTCAAAGGATTGTATTACTTACGTACTAGTGCAGGAGTGCAGGCAGACAAGGTAGGTCTTAAGGTAGAGCGTGATGCCCTCAAGGATGCAGAAGAGTGTATATCCTGCCATGGTTAATCCTGTACGCAAGGTGTTTAGCAAAGCACTGTTTGATGAAACAGATACATCAGCTAGGGCAGCAGCTAAGCGGTACTGGGGATCTCTTGGACACACAGTCGAAGATCACCCAGACCGATATGCTGTAGACTTAATTGTAGATACTGGAAGTGAAACATTTTATTGTGAAGTAGAAATTAAGAAGGTGTGGCAGGGTGCTGTATTTAAATACGATACCTTGCAGATACCTGAAAGAAAGTCTAAGTTTGCTAAGCTAGATAAACCTGCGTACTTTATGGTATTCAATGATGAGAAAACACATGCATTTATATGCCCATCGAGTATACTATTAAGCTCACCTGTAGTAGAGGTACCCAACAAGTATGTTTACAAAGGTGAATTGTTTTTCCAAGTACCTGTTAATTTAATATCGCTAGTAGAGATACCGAATGGCAATTAAAAAGCACGAAGATCAAACAGCAGAAGATCGTATAGATAATGTATTGCTAGACAATAGTATATTTTATCTATACGGTGACATTGAAGATAACAATGTTAGCAAATGTATTAAATGGATTACCTATGAGAACATAGATAAAAAAGAGAAGATACTGACTCTTTATATTAACTCTCTTGGTGGTGATCTGTATCAGGCATTTGCTTTAGTTGATGTAATAAGAAACAGTAATCAGCCGGTACGTATCATTGCTATTGGTGCAATCATGAGTGCAGCATTCTTAATCTTTGCTAGTGGTACCAGAGGAGAAAGATATATTGCAAGTAACACTAGCACAATGTGTCATCAATTGTTTGATAGTATTGAAAACAAGTATCATGATATGAAGTCAGCTTTAAAAGAGGCAGACATTTGTAATGAAAAGATGATTGAGATACTACGTGTTGCAACAGATCTTACACCTAGTAAAATTAAACAGAAACTATTACCTGCAAGTGATGTATTTTTAACTGCTCAAGAATTAGTTGATTTAAATATAGCTGACCACATACTCTAGGAGAACACATGGCTACCTTTCCACATTTTGTATTTGATAATAATATGGTTGCACTTAGAAAAGCACACGCTATAGTAATTTGTGCTATGGAAGCAGCAGGCAATAAAGTAATCGACAGATCAGAACAAATTGATTATGCTTTATGGGAAGCTAGTGTACTATTAGAAGATGCAATATTTGAATTTGAAGATAACGTAAAGTGGGAGACTACAGGACAACTGCCTGACATAGAAAATATTAAAGAGCAGATGGCACGGATCGTAGAACGATTTAGTGACTGTCCTGTAGTAATACCACGCAATGGAAGTCTATTACTTGAGATAGCTAAAGCTATTAGAAATGCGGAGATATCATGAAGATACTATTAGTAGCAGTAGGAGCAGCAATACTAAGTACAGGATGTGCATCTGATCCGTGGGGCAATACGTCAGAATTAAAGGTACCAAAGAAAGCATACTCAATGAGTAGACAAGAAGTAATTAATGGCATTAGTGACTGTGAAGCAGCAGGGATGAGACCAATTATCATTACATCTAAACGTAGGATAAGCGACCATTACAGTGATGTTGTAATTGACGTTACCTGTGGACCAAAGACAGTACAGTACTATAGATAAAATAGATAACAAAAACAATAATATAAGAAAGGAGTTGATTTAAAGGGACAAATCGCATATAACTAGAATCCCTAAGGAGCATTTCTTGCTCCTATTTTTTTCAATCAATTTCTTCGGAGTACTAATCTATGAGTCTTATATCGCCCAGCGTTTCCTATAAACCTTTCTTTGCACCTTGGGCTGTTGAGTATGCCATCAAGTCAGAGAAAGCCCACTGGGGTGAGTGGGAAGCTAAGCTGCAGGATGACTTAGCACAGTGGCAAGGGGGTAAGCTATCCCCCCAAGAGAAGAATCACATCACACAAATCCTAAGACTATTTACACAGAGTGATGTAGCGGTAGGTACCAATTACTTAGAGCATTACATACAGAAGTTTAAGAACAATGAGATACGTGCAATGCTAACTAGCTTTGCCAACAGGGAGTTTGTGCATCAGCGTAGCTATGCATTATTAAATGACACACTTGGATTGCCAGAGGAAGAGTACTCAGCATTCTTGAAGTACAAGCAGATGAGTGAGAAGATTGACTTCATGTCACAGATCGATACCAATAGCCATGCAGGTTTAGCTAAGGCAATTGCAAGATCGGTTATGAATGAGGGCATGTCTTTGTTCTCAGCCTTTGCAATGCTCCTTAACTACCAGAGGTTTGGTAAGATGAAGGGCATGTGTGAGATTGTAGAGTGGTCAGTACGGGATGAGACAATGCACTGCGAGGGTATGGTTAAACTGTTCCGTGAGTTCTGCAATGAACATCCAAGGATTGTGACTGACGAGTTTAAGAAAGACATCTATGAGATGTTTAGACAAGGTGTAGCACTGGAGGATGCAGTTACAGATGCAGCCTTTGAACTAGGTGAGATCCAAGGCTTGACAGCTGCAGATGTTAAGAAGTATATCCGTTATATTGCTGACAGACGATTGATTCAGCTTGGCTTGAAGGGTAACTGGAAAGTTAAAGAGAACCCACTAGAGTGGTTAGATTGGGTGATCTCTGGTGACAGCCTTAAGAACTTCTTTGAGGGCGTTGTAACTGACTACAATGCTGCTGGCATGGAAGGTGAATGGGGTTGGAGTGTTACGGAAGAAAAACTAGCAGCTTAAATATATACAAATGCAGGGGTATGCTCACCAACGTATGCCCCTGCAGTATTGTAGTGGAAGTATTCATCAGCTTCATCCAATGTCATGCCCTCATGCTTAGCTAATAGTTCAATACATTTATTAGCGTCATAGCATACAGCCCAAGGGGTATTCACCCGACTAGCTACACCTATGATGGCTGCGTCAAAATACTTTTCTTCTAGTAATAATAGTTCTGAATCAGGATAGTTGTCTTGTATATCTTGTCTTGTCATTACGTTACTATCGGATTGCTGGGATACGAGCTTCATATTTATAGACCTGTTTATAATCTTTAGCTTCGTCCATTGTAACACCGTTATTTTCTTTTGCATATAGCTCGTTAATAACTTTTCTTTCCTCAGCAGTTTTATTATTAAATACAAGCTTGTCCATTCTTTCTCTATCTGCACTTAGCATTTTACTTTTAGCTATAGTTCTTCCAATAGAGATAGACTCTTTCATATTTGTACCAATTGCCAATACTTTTTCACTATCTGACATTTTATTATATCTGTCAGATTTTAAAAGTGGAACAACTCTGTTGTTAACATACGCAGAAGATGCATCTATTACCGACCTGTCTATTATCTTGTCACCGGTAGATCCAAAATACTTATACGGATCTAAACCAAGTCTAACAAACTCTCTTTCTAAATCATTTGCCCGTGGCACAATCCTTGTACCCATTAAAGTATTAAAGAATTCTCCGGCACGTACTGGAACTTCTTGTCTCAGATACCTTTTAGCCTCTGGTAATTCCTCTTTAAATCCCGGAACCTTAGCTTTGATACGGTTTAGTGCTGACTCAGTTACAATATCATCACTTGTAATAACATTCGGATCTCTAGCAATCTGACTTTCCGTATTAAACAATTCAAAGAAGTTAAAGATGGGTTGACCGGGTTGAATAAAACGACTAGCAAAATCACCTAATACTGTGCCTAAAGATTTCTCTAATCTTTCTGCTTCTTTCCCTTCAGTATTACGGAATGCTGCAGATATTTGATCTATTATATATCCTTGAGCACCCCCCGGAATTTTCAGACCTGCAATAGTTTCTATAATTTCTTTTGTGTTAGATTTTTTACCTTCAATTGATTTCGCAATAAACTCGCCTATTGCTAGATAAGGTGCAATAGGAAATAAAGCACGGGTGTCTACCGTACTACCGTCTTCACCTGTAAAGGTATACCATGGACTATCTGTATTGTTTAATCGATAGTTAACAGCTGCTCCAAGTGCAGCAGTTCCAACTATACCTTTAGAAAACTTTTCTAATCCCTCACTATACAATCTAGCAGCTACTTCTGGTTTGTCTTTCATTAGTGCTGCTCTAGCCATGTCTATAGCTCCGAAGGTTCCTCCAACTGGGCTATACTTATATTGAAACGCCATTGCATTAGTCATAAATCTAGGGAATGTTACAAGCAAGGACCCGCCCGGAAGCTGTTCAAAGAATTTTACAAAGTTATGTGCAACACCTTGCTTTGGCATATACGAAAAGGTACCTTTTAATGCTTCATCAGCCGCATTCTTTACAACGTCAGTTGGGATTGCTTTATCCTCAGCAAGTATTCCATACATATCCATGCCAACTTTACGTAGTTGTCTTTCTATACTGGACGTAAAAATAGCACGCCTAAACATAGCATCTTGTGCTACGTTAAATGTGTTTGCCATTTTTGATAACTTAGTTAAATTTTGATTCCCCGTTTCTTGTAAGGCACTAAACAGTTGATCTTTAATTTTAGGATTGTCTACTAAAATTTTATCTACTACTTCGGCTGTGATGCCTCCGTTAGTTAAGTAAGTTAAAGTATTAAATGTGTCTCTGACAATTGTATTTAAACCTGTAGATAAATCTTCTTTTTGATAGGTTCCACTCTTAATACTTTTTACTACTTTTCCAGTCTGATATATAGAGCTTTCAATAAGTCTAGCTGCAGAATCAAATCCAATGCTTACAGATGTTCCTAATACATTTCGTACTGTAGTTGCAATACTAGATACTACTAGTGCTTTTGATTCTCTTTCAAATCTGTTAATCCCATCTTTAATTGTTATTAATACATCGGGTACACCTTTACTTCTTAAATACATATCATCAATAATTTTTTGTGCGTCAGGATCTATCTGTGCTTGACGTGTAAGAACCCGTGACAATGCAGAGTATGCCTGCATAATAGAAGCAGCATCGGATACCGTGGTGCCTGTTACCTTAGAAAATTCTTGTAACGTAAGTCCTTCTTTTTGAAGGGCTTTTGTCAATGCAACATCATTTACTTTATCTAAAGATGCAAACACTTCGCTTACAGCACTAGATACTTTTTGCTGTTTAGTACCGACTCGCTTTGCAACATCACTAAAATTAGGATCTTCTAAAAGGATTGCTTTAGCTACATTGATAGCACGAGTATTAATGTCTGTTTTTAATTCTGCCTGTGTAATTTCTGTTGGTGGATTTAATTGATCAAGAATTTTTCTACCTTCAAAGATATCAAACTTACGGAGTGTTTCGTCCATCTCTTGATCAAAAGCATCAGCAAGTTCTTTAGCAGCTGTGTCTGTTTTTTCAGGAAGTAATTTTTTTCTTCCCTCTAAAACATTTTCTAAGTCTTTTGCAGTGGTTAACTTTGGTGTTTTAAATGCTGCTCTTGCTTCGATGCCACCAAATACCGCACCGATAGCACCACCAATAGCTGCTTCAGCTTTACTTATTTGTCTACTGTTTATTTCTTTTATTTTTTCGTTTTGTTTTTCTTTGAAAGCATTAAATTGTTCTTGAGTTATTTCTCCTGCATTTAATGCACCTTTTGCTTTGTTTAATTCAATGTCAATTTTTTCAGTATCCAATACCTGTTGTACTTTTAGATCTCTTTGTAATGACACAGCAGATTGTGCAGTTCCAAGCACAGCCTCAGCACTTGCTCCACCAACTACAGCTTTTGTCTTAGCACTTATTGCTGTCTTGATAGCAGCCCTTGCTGCCTGTTGTCTAGCAGCAGCACCTATTCCAAAAGATACAATATTAGTAGGCTCAGATACAGCAGATAAAACGGATTCTGCTAATGGACGAATGCCCGGCTGTCCACCTTTTTGAAAAAAGTATGGTACCTTTTCGTACAGTTCAAAGGCACGGGCAGTTTTAATTGCTTCGTCAGGCTTGGCGTTATAGATAAAATTCAGTTCGGGTACAGCATTTAGTGAGGTATTATATTCAACCTGACGCATTGCTGTCATGAATCGTTTGGCATAGTTTTCATCGGATTCATTAGGTTCTTGTTTACCCGCTTTACCAAAACGAACTTCTGCATAATCTTTAATTATCTTAAGGTTCTCTGGATTCTTATATAAAGATTCAAAAGGAACTTCTTGTTCTTTAATAGGCAAGTCAAACTCGGAAGCAACCTTTTGTTCTTTAACTCCTTTAATAGGCAAGTCAAACTCAGAAGTAGGTGCAGTAGTTTTAGGAACCATAGCAGCTGAAGTCTGACTAGAGGCTGTAGTCTTAATAGGTAAATCAAATTCAGACTGAGGTGCAGTAACACCCGCCTGTAGAAAGTCTAATTCACTAGCCATTTTTACCTTTTATTTATTTCCAACCTGCACCGGTCCAAGTCTTTGTTGTTTTGCCGTCTTTACCTATGTACACTTGACTTGCTACTAGTTTAGTAGGATCCCATCTGCCATCGACAAGAGCATCTTTAGGAGTGGGTATAGGTTTATCTACTACCGTTGGTTTTACTATAGCAGCAGGTTTACTATCAGCAGCGGGTTTACTATCAGCAGCAGGTTTTTCTTTTGTTACTTTTTTAAATTCTATTACCTTATTACCTTCTATAACTGCGTATGGTAATAGTGCATCACGAGAATTGCGTCCACCAATAATGTTATTATCTTTATCTAAAATGCCTAAATTTCTAGCTTGCTGCTCAATCATTTTATTTTTGTGTGCAATAAAATTATCAATGTCTATACCACTACCAAGTATTGGAACGTACTCTTGAGACTTTTCATCAAAGCGTACTTGACCATTAATAATAAAAGGATCCATACCTGCTCGTAGAGTATTTGTAAAGACACTATTAATCTGGGCTGTAGTCCGTGGCTTATCGTCTCCCTCTTTATCAGCAAACCTAGCTTCAATTACAGCATTAGCAGCTAATTTATCAAGCAGGGGTTTAGCTTTATCAGAATTAATATCTTCACCCCCAGCAATAATATCACGTAATCTACCTTGAATTTTGGCAACGGTTTCTGGTTGTTTAAGTTGTGACAAATCTAATGAAACCTCTGGTACACCTTCAAGGGTAGCAGTTGGTCCTTTGGCATAAGCACGAAGTTCTTTAACAGGTTTTCCAGAGGATGCTTCAAACTCTGCTTGTGCCTGTGCATACGCAGGTGACTCTAATCCAAATGCACCACGTACTACTTTTCTAGGTTCTTCTACAGTTGAAATAGGAATACGAGTAACTTTATCAATATAATCAGCAACAGTAATATCCGTGTTACCTTTATTTACCTTTAATAATTTGTCAAAATCTACTTGATCCAGTCCATCCTCTTTTTCTTTT